GTTGCTTGCTTATTGTATTAAGCATAATCATTGGTCTGTTTTTGAACAGTCTTCTATGACGCTTGAAATTGAAACGAATCGTGGTATCGCGGCACAAATTTTACGGCACCGTTCATTTACATATCAAGAATTTTCGCAACGCTATGCAGATTCTTCTTTGTTAGGAGAAATCCCTGTTCCCGATCTTCGTCGTCAAGATACGAAGAATCGTCAAAACTCAATTGATGATATTGATGAGGATGCAAAACAAGATCTTTGGTTAAAGATTAATGATCATTTTAAGGAGTCTATGCAACTCTACAAGGAACTTCTTGATAAGGGAATAGCAAAAGAGTGTGCAAGGTTTGTATTGCCCTTGGCAACGCCCACACGCATCTATATGACGGGTTCTTGCCGCAGTTGGATTCATTATATTAATCTTCGTTCTGCAAATGGTACTCAAAAGGAACACATGGATATTGCACTTGCCTGTAAAGAAATTTTCAAAGAGCAGTTTCCATCAGTGTCAGAAGCTCTTGAATGGGTCTAAATAAATTATCTTGAATTCTTAACTTATGGCAATATATCCAATTATTCATAAAGAAACAGGTGAAAAAAAAGTTGTTGAGCTGCGTGTCAACGACATTATGCAGTGGTATAAAGACAATCCCGAATGGCAGAGGGATTGGTCGGAAGGATGTGCAACTCCAGGTGAAGTTGGAGATTGGCAAAACAAACTTATTAGTAAAAACCCAGGGTGGAACGACGTTTTAGGACGTGCAGCAAAAATGCCTGGATCTAACGTAAAGAAAATCTAGTATGGCAAGAAGAAAAAGAGGATCTGCAGAGCAACCAATCGGGGTTGGACTCACGGCAAAGCAGATGAAAAGGAGAAAGCCTTTAAGTTCTGATTATCTTTTAGATATTGAACCAGTTACGGACAATCAAAAAAAGTTTTTTGATGCTTATGCTCAAAATAAACATGTAGTTGCTTACGGATGTGCTGGAACTGGTAAAACTTTTATCACTCTTTATAATGCTTTATGTGATGTTTTAGATGAAAACAGTCCATATGAGAGAATTTATTTAGTTCGTTCTCTTGTTGCAACTCGTGAAATTGGATTTCTTCCAGGAACTCACGATGATAAGGCAGATATTTACCAGATTCCATACAAGAATATGGTAAAATATATGTTCCAAATGCCTACTGATGCAGATTTTGAAATGCTTTATGGCAATTTAAAGTCTCAAGAAACCATTAAATTTTGGAGTACCTCTTTTCTTCGTGGAACGACACTTGATAATGCTATTGTAATTGTTGACGAATTTCAAAATTTGACCTTTCATGAATTGGATAGTATAATTACTCGTATTGGTGAAAATTCCAAGATTATGTTTTGCGGAGATGCTACACAATCGGATCTTCAAAAAACTAACGATCGTAACGGAATTATTGATTTTATGAAAATTTTGAGATCCATGCCATCTATTGAATTAATTGAATTTGAAGTTGATGATATTGTTCGCTCTGGACTTGTTAAGGAGTATATAGTTGCAAAAATTAACTCAAATCTCTAATTATGATGTATGGTATTTGGATGATTTTTATGATGATCCAGATCAAGTAAGGGAACTTGCTTTAAATACAAACTATCATTTTTATAGTAATACTAATTATCCTGGAATTAGATCCAAATCGGTAACAATAAATAAAGAATTTGTAAGTATTAATGAAAAAAATATAAATATTGATTTAAAAAATTGTCAATTGCACTTTTTGGAGTTATTTAATAAAAAAATACCAATTTTTAATGATAAAAATTTTAATCTTGAAATAGGATTCCATAAAATACCATTATTTCATAGAAATCTCGAATCTCCTTTTAATACAGGTTATATTCATGTAGATTCATTAGATTATATTCGTGAAAATAATAAAAATGCATATGCTGGATTAGTATATTTAAATAAAAAAACTACTTCAAGTTCTGGAACAAGTTTTTTTAAAATGAAATGTACTAAAGATAATCAAATAAAAATAACAGATAATGACAATTTTAAAATATTTAATTCATTATTTGATGAGTACGATTATTCGGAATTGTTTCAGGAATACACAAATTTGTACAATCCTTTTGTGAAACATAAATATTGGAATTTTTTATTACAAAATAAAAAACTTTCAGATTCTAAATTTGAAAAAGTATTTGAAGTTGAAAATGTTTATAATAGAATAGTTTTATACGATTCTAGTTATTTTCATACAGCAAGTCATTTTTATGTTAATGATTTTGAAGACCGACTAACTCAACCGTTTTTTATAAAAATGTTATGAATTTTAACCATGTTGATATCATTCTTCCTAAACTTGAACGGGAGACTATAGATGGTGTTCGTTATTATAAAGTTCCAGATTTAGAAGAACTTCTTCGTCTAGTTTCTATCACTTCTGTTACTAGTCACAAAAACCGCCAGTTTTTTGCAAAATGGCGTAAGAAAGTTGGAGAAGAAGAGGCAGATAAGATTACTCGACAGGCAACTAGTCGGGGAACTGATATGCATACTTTGGTTGAACATCTTTTAAAAAACGAAGATCTTCCAGAGGTTCAACCTTTGTCACAATTTTTATTTAAAATTGCCAAACCAGATCTAAATCGTATAAATAATATTCATGCTCTTGAAAGTTCCTTATACAGCAAAATTCTTGGAGTAGCAGGAACTGTAGATTGTATTGCAGAGTTTGATGGCGAATTAGCAATAATCGACTTTAAAACATCTAAAAAACCAAAACCACGGGAGTGGATTGAGCATTATTTTGTTCAATGTGCTGCTTATGCGTGTATGTTCTATGAACTTACTAACATACCCGTAAAAAAACTTGTAATTATCATGGCTTGCGAAAATGGAGAATGTATCGTTTATGAAGAAAGAGACAAATCAAAGTACATCAAACTACTCACCGAATACATTAGAGAGTTTGTTAGAGATAAATTGGAATCATATGGAACAAAATAAAGAAATAGAAAAAGTAATAGAAAACAAATTTCTAACACCATCTAAATTTGCGTTAGAAATTGAAAAAATTGTAGTTGCCGAAAAAATTAACTATATTGATGCTATCGTTTATTATTGTGAAGTAAATGAAATTGAAATAGAATCAATCACTAAAATAATTTCAAAACCTTTGAAAGAAAAGTTAAAGTGGGACGCAACACGTCTAAACTTTATGAAGAAAACTTCACGAGCTAAACTTCCTTTATGAGTCCGTTTGAGACATATCAAACTTATCTTTCTATGAAAAGTCATTTTACTAACAGTAAATATGACTTTTTTAAGTATGGGGGTAAGTCTAGAGCAACAATTGCATCATTTAATAAAAGAAAAGACAAGTACTGGTTTGAAAAAACCAGTCGAAAATATTCCGATAAAGAAGTAATTGACTTCTTACTTTCAAACTTTGTTTCCGCCGATAACCCATCAAACTTATGGATTGGAGAAATTATAAATTCTGGGGAAAGAACCTACGCAGAATGGATGCGGAGGCAACAGAGTTTGACTTACTTGTTCAGAGAACAATCGGAAGAATTGTTCTCACAAACAAAATTAGAGGATGCGTTCAATTGTTCCAAGGGACATCCAATACTCCTCAAAAAGTTTCTAAGCGGGAAAATATCATTAGAAACCTTTACAATTTACGAAAAAATATTCCATTTTTCAAAAAGTTTTGACACTAAACTGATTGATCCAGTGTGGGAAACCGTAAGTTTGAAAGTTAAAAAATATAATCCATTCCTAAATATTGATGTATTCCAGTTTAAAAAAATTTTGAGGAGAATTGTTGATGAGTAGTTTTTTTGATTCTGATATTATTCAGGAAGAATTGAGAGAAATCAACAAATTACAAGAAAAAATTTACGGGAGTATTCTTACTTTCGGAATGATGACCCGTGAAGATAAACTGGAACATATTGAAAAATTGACCACTTTATTAGAAAAGCAACGTGTAATGTATACACGGTTGTCTCTTTCAGATGACCCCCAAGCGGTTGAAATGAAAGAGAATTTGAGAAAATCAGTTGCTCTGATGGGATTTCCACCAGAAACTGATATGAATTTATTGTTCAGTAGTATGAACAAAACAATTGAATCCCTCAAGCAATACCTTGACGCCTGAAGGAAACCCTGCTATACTATCCAAGTAATCCTCCAAATCCAATTAATCCGAGGTAATCTAATGTCTTTCGCAGATCTTAAGAAACAATCCAAACTGGGTTCTCTCACCGCAAAACTGGTGAAAGAAGTCGAAAAAATGAATACTAGTAGCGGTTCTAGTGATGACCGTGTATGGAAACTCGATGTAGATAAAAGCGGCAATGGTTATGCCGTAATCCGTTTCCTTCCTGCTCCTAACGGCGAAGACCTGCCGTTTGTGAAACTCTACAGTCACGCATTCCAAGGTCCTGGTGGTTGGTACATTGAAAACTCTCTGACCACTCTGGGGCAAAAAGATCCCGTTTCCGAGCACAATACTCTGCTGTGGAACAACGGCACCGATGTTGGCAAAGAGCAAGCACGTAAGCAGAAGCGCAAACTGACTTACATCTCCAACATCTATGTGGTAAAGGATCCTGCCAATCCCGAAAACGAAGGTAAAGTTTTCCTCTTCAAATACGGTAAGAAAATCTTTGATAAGATTACCGAAGCGATGCAACCTGAATTTGAAGATGAGGAAGCAATTGATCCCTTTGACTTCTGGCAAGGTGCTAACTTCAAACTGAAGGCAAAGAACGTTGCTGGTTATCGTAACTATGACTCCAGCGAGTTTGCAAAGCAAGGTTCTCTGCTGGACGATGATGATGAGATGGAAGCAGTGTGGAAGAAGCAGTATTCTCTTGCTGAACTTGTTGCTGCTGATCAGTTTAAATCTTATGATGAACTGAAGAAGCGCCTTGAGTATGTGCTGGGTTCCAAAGGTTCCCGCCGTGTAGATGAAGAAGTTGCCGAAGAGGAAGAATATTCTCGTGGTCCTGTGAAGGAACTTGATGATGATCTTCGTTCTGAACTGAACAATCTTCAACCCACTCGCCGTGCTGCTGCCCCTGCAGAAGAGGATGAAGACGATGATGCACTTTCTTACTTCGCCCGTTTGGCAGAAGACTGATTAGGTAATATAAAAAGGGGAAGGAAACTTCTCCTTTTTTTATGGAGAAGTAATTCTTAAATTTTCTCCTTTCTTTAAATATTCATTAATATATTGAGAAGACAAAGGTTTATATTTCATTTCTACTCTCATATCATTTAAGAACATTTCTAGATATTGTTTTTTTAATACTCTGATTTCTCTTTTGAGATCATTTTTTCTTGTTTCATATTCAAGATTTGACACGGGAACTGTAATGTTTTGAACCGTTTTATATGAATTTGTATCTTCATCATAATATCGTACATAAGATTGTGTTGGGAGATCATCTGTAACTGGTTTTGGTAACTTATAATTTCTATCAACTACTTGTCCTGCTGGAATAATTAATCTTCCCTTTGAGTCTTTAATTTCTTTTGTTTCATAAAATTTTACAGAGTTTACTTCCGCACCATAAATGTTTTCTGCATATTCGGAAAGATCTCTATTTGACAATGGCCAATCATTTCTAACGTTAGTTATTCCAGCACATATTAAAACAACCCAATCAAGATCTGGAGAACCATATAATTGATCCGCAACTTGATCTGGTCTATTATCTTCTATGATAGTGTAATTATTAAATGCGGTATAAACATTTTCAAAATCTGATCTTACTCTAACTCTTCTAAAAAGGTTTTTTGCTTCAACGTATTCTAAAGAAGATTTTCTATCTACTAGTGGAGATTGATATTCTAGATTTGGTAGTTCTCTGAAGTATCCCATTTTAGAATCCTACTCCTAGATTAGATGCTGAATTTACATTTGGAACATCACCTTCTCCATACTCTTCATTATAAATTGGTGTTAATTCTTGGAAATTTAAATCTAATATGATTGATATTGGTGTTCCATCAACATATGTTGCATAAACATTTTCTCCTGTATAATTAACAGATACACCTTTTAATGCACAGTCTTTAAAACGATGTAAAAATGGATGACGCTTTCCACCTTTCATATATGCTAATCTAAAAACATTTGGTGTGTTTAAATAAAGTTTACCACCTTCTCCTTGTTTTTTTGCTGCCATATATTTTTTAAACGTTCTTATAATTTTTATAACACTATCTCTTTCTTTATCATCTCTTGGAGTCATCTTAAAAGAAAATCTAAAATCACGAAGAGTTACTCCATTAAATAACAATTCTAAATTTGGATTGAAAATTGTTCCATTTTGACGTGCCAACAATTGATCAATACTTACGTTCCCTCCGAAAACATTAACTGCTTCTGCTGCTAGTTGCTTCGTTATTAAATCTCTTGCCGTATCTGTAGGTAGTACATCTGTTATTTTAGAAAGTGCATCAACTCCACTACTAACCCATGTTGATGGATCATTAACTTTAACACCAGTCATAAGACCCTCAGCAGCACCGACAGCAGCAGCTGAAATAGCATTCATTTTATCTTCACCCCAACTCACAGCATTTGCATCCTGTATGTTAGAAGGCATCGGCAATAAAATATTTTGTATATCTGCTATCACATCTGTTTTTGCACCAGCAGTTAAAGATGATTTATCTCTTTCATAAGATAAAACCTGCACCTGAAAGTAATCGGTTTTTTCATCAAGCATATCATTAGGATATCTTAATAGTTCTGTAGGTGCTGCCATTTAGTGGAGTTTTTAACTATTTAGACGAAATTTTCCAAATGGGATGGTTTGAAGATCTTTTAACTCTGCAGGATATACTTCATAAATTCCTCCAGCAATTTCATCCCAAGTATATTGACGAACTTCTCCCCAATGGAAGTTAATTCCTCTAAATCCCCATGAAAAAATATCGGTAACTGCAACTAATGGATTTTGATCATATTGAATATTTGGAGTTTTTGGATTATAAACAAAAACATAATACTTTCCAGTTTTTGGAACTTTTTCAGTTTCTGTTAATGCACTAATTATTTCAAGCATTAAATCATCTGGATCTTCATTTCCAATTAGATTATTTGTTACATTACGAATTCTATTAATACTATCATTAGTATCTGTATTTGTTCTTCTTCTTTGTTTGAGTGTTTTTCTTGGCATTTTAGATACCTAATTCATCTTCTGTGATGATTTTAAATTGCCACTGACGATCTTCGCAAAATTCTCTTGCTGCTTTCCACTTTGCCTGGTTTTTAGCATACTCTACTACTTCGTAGATGTATCCTTTTGTTTTTCTTTTTTGTACTTTTGGTTCAACAGTTTGTTTTTTTGGTTTTATTTCAATTAAATATTTTTTAATTATTCCACTTTCATTTACCTTAATATAAAAATCTGGAAAATAACGGTGAATACGATTGTCTATTGGTGAGCGATATGGGAGGCAAATTTCTTCAGATCCCCATTCTAAAATATGTTCTCGCGTATCACAATAAACCATAAATTTTCTTTCCCACAAAGACCTGTATATGATATTTGTGGGATCACCTTTATATTTTTTTGGGTATGATGGTTTATATTTTCCCTTATATGACATCTAAATAATTCATAACATAGTATCTTAAAGATATTTAGAAATGAAAGTACCAGAGATTGGCACAGTTAATATGAGTACTTTGCCAATACTTTTAAATGGAGGATTGGCAAGATCAAATTTATATGAAGTGTCGATAAAACCACCTTCTAAAGAATTTAGTGACTTTTTGAAGACTGGAACTCAATATGGTCAAATTATTTTTGACTCTGATTTTGGAAATACATTAGGTTTATTGTGTTCTGAAGCATCTCTTCCAACTTCTTCATATGCAACTGCTGAAGTAAAAGATAATTATATGGGAGTTGCTCAAGAATTTGCTCATACTAGAATTAATACTGATATTGATTTTACTTTTTATATTGATAGGCAATATAAAGTTTTAGGATTTTTTGAGGCATGGATGGACTATATTTCTGGTGGTAGTCAAGCAACTCAACAACAAGGTAATGGAGAACCATCTGTTGCTTATTATAGAAGATTTAATTATCCGAAATATTATAAAACTGATAGCATTTTTATAAAGAAGTTTGAAAGAGATTTTGCAGCATCTGGTGCAACTAATGTTTCTTTTCAATTAGTAAATGCTTTTCCAAAATCCGTCACAGCAATACCAGTTGCTTACGGAGAAGCAGAAATTATGAAAATTACTGTTACGATGAATTATGATAGATATATTATGAGAAGAGAATACGGGAAAACAGTTGTTACTCCAGGTTATGTTACACCTCAAGAATATAATGGAGTAACATATAACTTTAATGGTGTTGATCAAGTTTTTGGTAATACTCCAGGATTTGATGTTGACATTGCTTAAGCTAAATAATCATAACTGAATTGTATTAGAGGATTATGCCTTTACCTAAAATTAATACTCCAACTTATGAGTTGGAAATTCCTTCGACTGGAAAGAAAATAAGATACAGACCTTTTCTAGTTCGGGAAGAAAAAATTCTTATTATGGCATTAGAGTCTGAAGATATGAAACAGATAACTAATGCAATTGTTCAAATCTTAACAGAATGCATTCTTACAAAAGGAGTTAAGATTGCAGATCTTGCAACTTTTGATATTGAATACATTTTCTTAAACGTTAGAGCAAAATCAGTTGGAGAAACTGTTGAAGTTAATGTGATTTGCCCAGATGATGGGGAAACTCAAGTTAAGATGGAAATTGGTATTGATGAAATTAAAGTTCAAAAAGATCCAGAGCATGTTCAAATTGTTAGATTAGATGATGAACTTTCCATGAAGATGAAGTATCCATCATTAGAACAATTTGTTGAAAATAACTTTGAATATAATAGTGATAATAATGATGTTGACAAATCTTTGGACATGATCGTTTCTTGTATTGATATGATTTACAATCAAGAAGAGTCTTGGTCTGCTGCAGATTGTACCAAAAAAGAGATAAAAGAATTTGTAGATCAGATGAATACCAAGCAGTTGAAAGAAATTGAAACTTTTTTTACAACGATGCCTAAATTATCTCACAAAATTGAAGTTACAAATCCCAAAACAAAAGTTGAAAGTGAAGTAGTTCTGGAGGGTCTTGCCAGTTTTTTCACTTGAGTATGGCTCATACTAGCCTTGAGTCATATTTCAAAATTAATTTTGCTATGATGCAACACCATAAATATTCTTTGACAGAGCTAGAAAATATGATGCCTTGGGAAAGAGAAGTTTATGTTTCTCTTTTACAACAACATGTTGAAGAAGAAAACTTAAAGGCACAGCAGCAAAGTGGAAATCGATCAGGTTTATAAGGCACCATCTATTCCCAAATTAAATCGTAGAAACATTAAGTCTACGTTAATTAGTGGTGCCATTAAACCTGGTGTTGAACTAAAGAAAACAAAATTTAGTTTTATTAAACCTTTAGCAAAGTTAATTCCAGACTCTTTAATTCCAGATAAATCTGATGAGAATAAAAGAGAAGGTTTAGTAAAATATATACAGTCTAATTTTGGGATACAGAAAGTATTAGAACAATCTAATAAACTGTTATCTCAAATCAAAGAACAATTATCTTTAGATTTTCTTTCTAGAATTAGAGAAGAGAAAAAAGATCTAGAAGAGTCTAAAAAAAGAATTGCGGCAGAAAAGGTTAAAGATAAAGAAAAAAAATTAGAGAGTGGTGGTGTAAAAGGATTTTTAGGCAAAACTTTTAGTACACTTCTTGCTCCAGCAAAAAGTATTTTTCAGAAGTTAATTGATTTCTTTTCAATAATACTGACTGGAATTTTAGTTAATACTGCTTTTAAGTGGTTACAAAAACCAGAAAATCAAGAAAAACTTAAGCAGTTCTTCCAGTTTTTAAAAGATTATTGGAAAGAACTTTTAGTAGTTTTTGGTGCAATTAAGTTATTAGGATTAGTTAGAAAAGTTTTAAAGGTTGCAAATGCACTTAAATCTCTTATAGATTTCTTCAAGAAAAAACCACAACTACCTTGCAATTGTCCAAAATCTCCTGCACAAAAAGGAGGTCTTCCAGATTGTGAACCTATTAAAGATTGTGTTGATAGTTTAGTTAAAGATCCGAAAAAAGGACCTGGATTTTTAGAAAATCTTGCTCAATCATTATTAGGAACAAAAGCATTTGCTCCATTTTTACTTTTATTAGGAAAACCACTACAGACACCTCAACCTAAAGCACAACAACCAGGACAGCAACCAACACCATTTATACCAATATCTCCAAAACCACCATCCCCACCATCCCCACCAGCACCACCATCACCCCCAGCACAAACACCAACAACTGCTGCTAATAAAAGAGTTCCTTTTACAAGAACACCTACTACAACACCTACTAAAACACCCACTTCTTCAGGAGCATTTAGATCTGGAATTCCTATGGGAACTCGTAGTGGATTGTTTTCCATTCTTGGTGGATTTGCGCTTGGGCAGGCAGAACAAGAAAGAGTAAAAAATAAAGTATCACAATTGCAGCAGTTAAAAACATCAAATCCTAAAGAGTATAAAAAACAATTAAACCAATTGCGAAATGAAGCTAAATCTCAAAAATATTTAAATATAATTAATGAAATTACTGGATCTCCTTCTATTCCAACTGCGTATATACTCAAAGCACTTGGTGAATTAAAGCAAGATGAAATACCAAAAAGTATTAATAATATTGGATATAATCCAAACAAATTAACTCCAGATTTAAACAAAGATGGAACTCCAGTAATATCTCAATCTAATGCATCTAAAGAAAATATAGAACGGATTATTAGAGAAAAAAATCCAACTTTTAATCAAAAACAAATAATTAATGCTACAACAACTTCTTTAAAATTAATACAAAGAGGAGTTGCAGTTACCCAAGCTATTATTCAAGCAACTGCGTCAGTAGCGACTGCTGGTGTTGAGCGTTCAAAAGGTGGAACAATCCCAAAAATTTCACTGTTTGCTGGAGGTGGAACTGTTGGAGGACCTGGCGCATTAGGTGTTGATAGCGTTCCTGCTGCGATAGCATCTGGGGCAGGAAAACTTGCTAACTATGGAAAGGCACTACTCGCACCTGGTGAAGAAGTTATTAATACTCGTGCATCTATGCTTTTCAGACCGTTACTGAAAGACATTAATGATAATGCTGCTAGAATGTGGCAGAGTTTTACAAATGCGGTAAGAAGACAAGATGCTGTTAATTCAATTAAGAGTGGTATAATTGAAGAACTGAATAAAATTTTAGAAGAATTCCGAGCATTATTGGATAAAGAATCCACCGAAATAAAAAGAAAAAAAAGAACTGGCGGAGCAACTGGAGGTGGAGTTTTTAGACCATCTCTTGGTGGAAGTAATCCAATTCAAAAAATTGATAAGGGAGTTGGTGGATTAGTTAAAGATGTTGGTGGGATGATTGGTAGAAACCAAGGAAAACAAACTAGAATTCCTGGAGGTGGATTTGTTGGAGAGCAACTCGGGAGAAATGAAGCAGAAAGTAGATATGAAGACTTTAAAAATTCAATTAGACAACTTATGAATAAATCTAGACCTAATATGTCTAGAACAGATATTAATATTCAAAAACCATTAAATTTGACACAAAACATAGTTAATCCGGAAATTGAAAAAACTATATTAGGTAATCAGAATGTGTACGTTATTCCTGTACCAATTTCTAGAGAAACATCTAAATTGTCTGGATCTAAATCTTCTGGTGGAAATATTAGCGTCATAAATCTTCCACCAAAAACACTTAATTTAAATAAACCTAAATCTAAACCATTACCCTCATCACCTTCAGGAACAACAGTTCCTTCTATTTCGCCTATTGACCAAAGTAATGATTATGTGTTCACAACGCCTTCCATGTACGGTATTCTAGTAGTTTAGTAGATCATGAAACTAACAGAAACAAAACCAACAGAAAAATCATCAAAAAAATTAAAGTTAAGTATCTTTAACATTAAGAGTCTTTTGGTTTTCAATAGAAAGAAATTAGATAAAATTAAAAAAGAAAAGAAAAAGTTTTCTTTATTTCAAATGAAGAAAAAGAAAGTTGAAGAGAAAGAAAATAAGATTGAGTCTCCACGCACTGTTGGGTCTACATTAAAGAATATTGGCAAAGGTTTATTGGCAAAACCATTAAGTATTATTGACAAACTAAAAGAATTCTTTGGTATAATACTTTTAGGTGTTCTAGTTAATAATTTACCTACTATAGTTAAAAAACTTCAAGATGTATTAGGTCAAATAAAGAAATTTTTTGATGATAATCCATGGATTGGTAAAGTTATAACATTTACGTTTGATATTATTGCCAAAGGAATGATGGGTATTTTGGATTTAACCAAAATTTTGATGCCTGTAATTGGTGGTTCATTTAAGTTTGCTCTTGATACAATTAAAACTGCTGGAAAAGAAATTGGAAAAGCAATATCTTTATTTGACCAATTAGATGCTGGTATTAGTGCAGTAATGAATGCTTTTGGATATAAACCACCAGCAAAAGCAGCACAGTCATATGCAAAAAGTAAAGGAAAATATTACTCAAGCACTACTGGAAAAACTTATGCAAATTATAAAAGTGCATTAAAAGACCCTAAAGTAAAGCAAGGTGCTCAACAGCAAGCAACGCAGAAATCAAAAAAAATACGCCAAGTTCCAACAGCATCTGGAGGATCTTATAATCCTAATACTGGTTATACGTATAATCCAAATTTTAAAGATCCTGCACAGGCAGTTGGTGTTTTAGCACCAAAGGGTGGGGTAATGGGAACTATGATACCTGGTCAAAAAGATACTTGGAGAGAGTATGGACCAGGAGAAAATAAAAATATCTATAAACAAAATGTGCAGAGATATAACACCGTAAATCAAGTACAAAAAGTACAAAAACTTTCTATTGGTGGAACAGTTAGAAACTTCTTTGGTGGAATGTTTGGATCTAGAAGAGGTCTAGGAAATATACCACCACAAGAAGGAACTGGAAGAGGTGGTCCATCTGATATTAGAATGGCAACTAAAGATAGTGGACAATCTTATGCGAGTCCTTATGCATCACCAGCAGGAACTGCCAAAGGAAGAAAGGCAAGAGAAACTATAAATTACTTTAAATTCTTTGAAAATAATGTTAAAAATGAAGAACGTAATTTAGTTGGAGAAGAAAAAAATCTCACTATGTTTAGTGAGTTCATGAAGAGTTACAGTAATCTTCTTGATATAAGAAAGAAATATGGTGATGCAGATTTAAGTGTACCTCCAGGACCAGGAGGAACTTCTGGATTACCTGATGAAGCAATTTCAGTAAATGAAAATGAAGTAATTGGTAAAGTAGGAAGTACAGGACAGTCGACAGGACCTCATATACATTTGGAGGCTATGAGTTCTGATAAAAAAATTCCATTATCATTAAGAAAAAATATATTTGTAAGTGGCAAAAGTTTAACTTCCAATAACTGGCCAATGAGTTCTCCTGTTGGTAATAGGATACACCCAATAACAGGAAAACTAAAATTTCATGCTGGAGAAGATTGGCCTGCACCGTCTAATTCACAAATTACTTTACGTGGAGGAGTTAAATTTGTAAAATATATTCCAGAGGGATCTGATCCTAGATATTCTGGATATGGTAATGTCAGTGTTATACAAGATACTGACGGAAAACAATATTTTATGGGTCACTTGAATGCTGGTCCATCTAATCTTTCTGCATTAGTGCAGAGACAGCAACAACAATTGTCTAAAAAAATTCCTGGTGGAACTAATGCAGAAAAAGTTTGGAATTTCTTTAAAAGTAAAAAATATGATGGAAAACCTTTAAGTGATTTTGCTGTTGCAGGTATTATGGGAAATGCCCAGCAAGAAAGTGGATTTAATCCAACAATAGCACATTCCATGAAAGGAAATGGTGGTAAGTTTATTGGAATATTCCAGTGGGGAAATAAAGGAAATGGTGATAGATGGGGAAATTTAAAGAAGTGGGCAAAGAATAATGGAGATTTAGATCCAGAAAGTATTGATACTCAATTAAAATTTACATGGGTTGAATTGGGTGGATCTTATGGTCATGTTCTCCCTAAACTACAAGCAGCAAGAACCCCAGAAGAAGCAGCAAAAGTTTGGTATGATGATTATGAAGCAGCATCACATGGTCTTTCTAATAGACAAAATTATGCAAAAGGATTTTACACAAAATATAAAGGTAAAATCGGACAAAAAGCTGCTCCAGTTGCAGCACCATTAACAAAAACTCAACAACTTGAAAAAAATATTGTTGAAACTATGGTTGAAAAATATGGTACTAGGAATATGACAGTTGGAGATAAAAATATTACTGTTGAAAAATCCGGAGATAAAAATATTTTAAAAATAACAACTGGTGGTATATTTGGTATAGGTGCCAAAGAATTGCAGTTAAATGAGACTTTATTAAATAATCTTTTATTTGAAATAAGAAAAAAAGCACAATCAGTCCAACCAGTTCAAACTCCACCACCATCGACCGAAGGTGCTGGAGCAAGAGGATATGGTGGAGCAAATGCAAGTAATGATTTAGTTATCGTAAAAGAAACATTAGTTGCCGTTGTTGAGAGTCCACCCGAAGTAATTACTAATACGGTAAATAATTATGTTCCAATTTTGATTTCTCAAAATTCTTCTGCTTCAAGAAGTTTAAGATCTACACTTTCATAAAAACATGGCAAGTTTTTCAAGAGCATCTCAATATAAAGAAATTAAAATTACTAGAGATAATACTAGCATTTATATAGATTGGAAAACAGTCAATTTTTCTTATTATGAAAGTATCTTTTCACCCATAGTTACTGCAAGTTTAACATATGTTGATACTGGAGATCTTGTTCGTTCAAATAAATCTGTAGACGTTCAGGAAAGAACTGGAACGTTATTGGAAGCACTTCCCATTCAAGGTAGAGGAAAAGAAAAAATTTCTTTCAAAATAGAAAATGCTTCTGGTGAACTTGATTTTACTTCAGCACCGATGCTTGTTTCTGATCCAATACCTGTTTTTCAAGATGATACTAGAGAAAGTGTAAGATTAAATTTACTTTCAAAATATTCTACTATTAATGAAAACATAAATTTATATAAAAAATATTATAACACAATTTCAAGTTCTGTTCAAAAAATTTTAACAGAAGAATTAAAAATACCAACTGAAAAATTAAAAATTGATGCAACTTCTAATAGTTCTTCTATTAGTGGATCTGGGCAAAGACCATTTGATGTTATTATTAATGCTGCTACTAAATCTTTATCTTCTTCGGGAGGACCTGGATTTTTCTTCTGGGAAACTAGAGAGGGATTTCATTTCAAGTCAATAGATGACATGATATCTTCAGAGTCTGTTCAAACATATAATTATCATAATGTTGCCACAAGTAGTCTTGATGATCCAAACACAAATTATAGAATTTTAAATGAACCTAGTTATAAAAATAATTCAAATCTGTTAAATGATTTAAGAGTAGGTCTTTATAGATCTAAAAATGTATCTTTTGATTTTAGTACTTTTGAATATAAGCAAGAATTTCTTAATCTATCTAAAAGTGGATTTAAAACATTAGGAAATTATGCGGATTATTCAAATACTTTTGATGAAAGTGAAAGTTTTACGAGAACCAACTTTTTTATACTGGATTCTGGTTTAACTAATCCTGGTATAACTACGTTTATTGATAATAACGAAAGGTTTTATCTTCCTCAATCCTTATCAAGATATAATTTACTTATGAGTCAAGTGCTAGATATTACTATTCCTTGTAATTTAAAATTAAAAGCTGGAGATGTTATAACCTGCGAATTTAAAAAAAGATCTACTAGTGATTTAAGTTCTGGATCTATTGGTCAGCTTCAAAGTGGAAGATATATTATTACTCATTTGTGTCATAATTTTACTCCAAAAAGATCATTTTCTTCATTACGAATAGTTCGTGATACACCTGGAATATATACAAATAAGTAAATAACTAAAAATGTTTAATCCCGGATTTTTTGGTAAGTCGCCACCAAAATGGTTTATAGGACAAGTTCCTTTAGGACAAACCGTCAATAAAGATGATCCAAATGGTTGGGGTGATAGAGTAAAAGTTAGGATTGTTGGTTATCATCCTGCAGAAGGGAATAAACTTGCAGACAAAGACTTGGATTGGGCTCTTATATTAAGAACGACTAGTCATGGTTCTCTAAATAGAATGAGCACAGGTATAACTGGAGGAGAATGGGTTATTGGTATTTTTATTAATGCCGATTTACAGAAACCTTTACCTTTAATACTTGGAGTTCTTGGTAGAAGTGATTCAAAATATGAAATTACTTCTTCGGAAGCAGAGGCAAAACAAAGTTCCGAATTTAAAAAAACTTTAAATTGGTATGGATCTGTTGCTCCTCAATTGCACCATAGTTTAAGTGGAAAACAACCAGGAAAAAAAGCAGAGCAACAAAATAATTTAGTCATACCAAATAATTTTTTTAGAAAATAAAGAGGTCGTATAATTAATATGAAAAATGCAACATCTTTAAATCATGACTTAAATTTTGGATACGATAACATTAAGTATGAAGAAGGTGTGGCATTTTTTAATGATGCCGCATCTAAAGGATTAGTAAGATCTTGTTATGCGGACACAAATTCTTATCAGTCTTATCTGGAAATGTGCCAGATACCACATGGCAAAGCTCAACCATGTGGAAAGGATACCTTTGGAAAAATTTATAGGGCACTAAAGAAATTTTTTATAGTTTTAAGAGGTCTTAAAAAATATCTTGATAAGTATGTAAATCAAACTCTAAATGCCATACAAAATTTACAATCCGAAATACAAGCAACCATACAAGAAATAGTTGGTGTACTCAAAACATTAGTTCATAGAGCACGAGAATGGGTTCTTAAAAAAATAAAAAAAGGTATAGAAGATCTTATAGACAAAGCAACTACTCCGCAAAGTACAGAACCAAAAAAAGCTTTATTATCTAAAATTATAGATGAAATATTTTGTAGATTTGAAGATATTATTGCGGGATTATTTAATTTAGTAGGAGACTTTTTATATTCTCTAATAGGTAAAGTTATAAATGTTCCTTTTTGTGCTGTAGAGTCTTTTATTAATGCTCTTTTAAGTAAACTGCTTAATGATATTGATAGGGCTTTAAAACCATTTTTTGATCAAATTAATAAAGCATTAGCACCAGTTTCCAAGATAATGGGATCTGTATTTCAGGTTATAGATTATATACTTGGATTTGAAGGATTTTTATGTGAAAAACCAGAATGCAATGATGAATTAAAAGAATTTGAGGCTGGTCCATGGGGAAGACCTCAAAATACTAAATCTGATAATTGGTCTAACTTTTCTTTTAGTTCTGGTATTAGTAAAAATGTTAATGGGTGGATGAATGACTTTTTTGGTGCTGGAAAAGGTGGGAATTATGTTTCCCCTGGTGGTTGTTATGCTGGAGATTTTAATTGTGGAGTTAATGTTGAAATTTTTGGGGGAGGAGGTTCTGGAGCTGCTGGAGCTGCAGTTGTTAATAAGATAGGACAAATTGTAGGTGTTAATTTATTTAATAGCGGTTCAGGATATACTTCTCCACCTTTCGTAAGTTTTGTTGACCCTGGTGGTTGTGGTAATAATGCTTCTGGACATGCAAATATTGAAAATGGTGAAATAATAGATATTCCTATTGATAATCCAGGAATAGGTTATACTGATACATATCCTTTGTCCCCAGTTGTAAGAGATTTTATTGCCAATCCCAGTTCTGTAGAAGTTGGGAAATCAATATTATTTACTTGGGACACTGAAAATGCAACAAATGTCTCATTATCATCTAAAGATTATACTCTCACTGGTTATTCTAAACTTTCTCTTGATGGATCGCAAATTGTTGGAATTAACTCAAGTGATATTAGTTTTCCTGCAGGAAAAACAAGCACATTTATTACTTATACTCTTACTGCCAATAAAACTGTTGTTGGGTGGGGAGAGCAAAATGTTTATAAGGATGTTAAAGTCGAAGTTTATTTACCAGGATCAACTCCATCTTCACCAACACCAAGTACTACATCTACGTCTTCACCATCGATATACAGTTTTGAGGCAACTCCACAATTGGCAAAAGTTGGAAATGTTGTCAAATTTAATTGGCAAACATTAGATACTACTTCTGTTCAATTGGGTTTATCTAATGGCACGGGTTCTGTAACCCCAATTTATGATAATTTAGTTCCTAACGGAGCAGCATCCATAGTCTTGCCTAATGATTTAACATTTCCTAGTGATGGGTCAAATATTAAAAATACTTACGTTTTAACTGCAATTAATAATAAAGCTCCTGCAGGAAAAAATACTGATGTTAAAAATACTATTGTAGAAATAGTTTCCCCAAAAACTCTTTTACCAGATTGGGACGGTACAAAACCAGTTACTACACCTACTGGAACTGGTAATAATATTGATTTAACTGGAACTATACCAACAGATTCAACTCAAAAAGATAAGGAATTTAGTAGTGGTAGTTTGGAGGATTTTGGAAAAACAAAAGATAATATACCCACCGATAATAACCAACAATTAAATAATAATCAAGATGAAACAAGAGATCCAACTATCAATAATACTGGTGGTGGAAATGATGGAACTAATAATCTAAACAATTTTTTACCAAGTGGAGATCAACTTTCTGGTGGTGGCGCTGGTATTGATCCAACAGGAGATTCAACTGGTGCTGGAACTGGTACTGAACCTGGTGGTGTCATTGGTGCTGATACTGGTGCTGGTGCTGGTGTTGATACTGGTGCTGGAACTGGCACTGGTACTGGTGGAACTGCGATTGGTGGTGAAACTGGCGTTGGTACTGGTGGTGATACAGGTGCTGGTGGTAGTGCTGGAAATGAAGTTATATCAGAAATTAAAAGTATTGAAATTATTAGCACAGGAACTGGATATTCTCCAAATGATAAAGTTCAAATTATTGGGGGAAATAATGGTGCAGAATTGGAGATTGAAACCACACCATCCGGTCAAATAATTAACATAAAAGTTATATCTGGTGGTTATGGTTTTGTAACTATTCCACAAATTAGAATAAATACCGTAGATGGACTTGGTGCCAAATTCAGACCAGTGCTTCGTTTTATTCCTGCTTCAAGATTTACTCAAAGAGAATTGGACCGTATAGGAACAGATAAACTTTTAAGAGTAGTAGACTGTGTATTAAAATAATGTCCCAACAAAAAGCTCCAGATTTTACTATAGCAAATAATCCACATGCATTTATTCACTGTGGACCTGTAGGTCCAGAAGGAGTTGATGACGGTAGAGATTTTAGTATAGTAACTGCTTCAAATAATCATTGTGTATGGCATAGTAATGGATACAAAATTGAGCAAATACAAAAAGGTTATCATGAAGTTTCTGGTCATACTTTAGATGTTACTCAAAAAGAAGCAATTGCCAGATCTATTATTGCAAAAAATGGCGATCTTGTTCTAAATGCTGAAAGAGGAACTATCTATCTAAAAGCTAAAAATATACATTTAGAAACCTCTGGAGGAGATAAAGAAGGTAATTTTTTAGTAACTTCTAATGGTTTTATAGTTCTTACATCAACGCAAGAAGTTCGTTTGGCAGGAAGTAGAGTTTGTATAACTGGAACATCTGGAATTAATATTGTAAGTTCTAATTTTATAAACATGTATGGAAAAATGAATACAAAAGGACCAAAAACTTTAAGTTCTATTAAAGATTTACTTTCTGGAAATTGGTCTTCTCTTGTGGATGGTCTTTCAAAAAGTTGTGGGGAGGTTGAAATAGTATAATGCCAGCACATAATATAGATTCTCTTTCAACTTCATATTTGGAAGTTTTTAACCCAACTCTTGGAGCAGCTTTAAATGTTCCGAGTTCCTTTATACCTCCAGGATCAGCAAACATTTATCAGTGTTTTATTGGATCTGCTTATAACAAAGTTGTAAATGCTTCATTAGTTGTTGGGGCAAATGCTACAAATCCACAAGCACTTCAAGTAACTGGTCAAAGCAGACTTCAAGGAAGAGTGGAAATATGGGGAGATCTTATAGTTCAAGGAATTTCTGCTCCTACTCCAGGATCTGGTCTTACAAAAACTCCAGGATCAACAGAAATTGGTGGAAAAGATTTTAGAGTTACTGCACTTTCAACAGAATTTACAAGTACAAAATTTGCAGTAAATTCTTCATCTACAGTTAGTCTTTATTGTTCAAAAGGAGTTGATATTTCTGGGGGAAAATTTATAGTTGGTTGCCCTAAAATTAATCTTAATGGCACAGTAACTGTTCCTATGGCAGGAGATGTTGGTGCAGCAATTCTTGAATTGAGAGCTTCTAAAAAAACTTTCGATGTTACCCATCCAAATAAACCTGGGTATAGATTAAGACATGCTTGTGTGGAAGGACCAGAAGCAGCAGTTTACGTTCGTGGTGTGTTAAATAATACTAATAATATTGAACTTCCAGATTACTGGAATGGTTTTATTGATCCAGAAACAATTACTGTAAATCTTACTCAAATTGGACACAGTCAAGATTTAATTGTTGAAAAAATAGAATGGGGTAAAAAAATTATTATTAAATCTGGAAACGGTACAACTATCAATTGTTATTATCAAGTTTGGGCAGATCGTTTAGGTGAAAAATTAATTGTCGAATATCAAGGTGAAACTCCAGATGATTATCCAGGTGAAAATTCAACATATTCAATCGCAGGTTGGACATACGATAGAAGAAACTCATGACCAAAATTAGAATCTATCATACCGATAGACCGCCCGAAGATCTATCAGATTTAGAAATTGATAATCTTTATGTCGGTACTGGTGTTACCATATATGGTAGTGTTGGTATTGTTAGTGCAGTTTCTTTCTATGGTGATGGATCTAATTTATCTAATGTTGGTATAGAAGTAAGTGAAATAGATACTTTAAATGGTAATGCAATATTAAATGTTGTTGAAAATGTAAAGGCAATCCGTTTTGATACAGATTCTGGATTTGATGTAACTGATTTAGGTAATGGTGCTGTGCAGATTGCACTAAACAGCACATTTAAATTTTGGGAAGTTGAAGGACAACCAACACTTATTGCAGAAGGTCTTGATACTGTAAAAATTGTAGCTGGTGTTGGAATTGCAATTACAACTCAAAATATTGAAGATGATAAAAGAATAACGATTACTGGAACTCTTGGGGCACAAGGTGTTCAGGGTACTATAAGTAATTTCCAAGGAACTCAAGGTCAACAAGGAACTCAAGGTACTCAAGGTCAACAAGGTACTCAAGGACAGCAAGGCATTCAAGGAGTATTGGGAAATTTCCAAGGAACTCAAGGAATACAGGGAAGACAAGGTACTCAAGGTCTACAAGGTAATCAAGGATTACAAGGTAATCAGGGTATTCAAGGATTTCAAGGTACTCAGGGTGTAATATCAAATTTCCAAGGTGCTCAAGGAATACAAGGAAGACAAGGCACTCAAGGCACCGGAGTTCAGGGAAATCAAGGAATTATTGGTGAGAAAGGAAATAGTGGGGATAAAGGAGGAGTTTTTTATAGATTTATTTCCAATACAGACACAACAGATCCTGGTAGTGGACAATTTAAATATAACAATTCGAACATATCTTTAGTAAATAAAATTTACATCGATGACGTAGATTTTCTTGGCAATAATCAACAATCTTGGTATTCAACTTGGATTCAAGAAGGAATAGGATATTTGTATGTCATTCAATCTTCGGCATCCGGAACTGTTGTTAATATTTGGAAAATTATCAATGCAACTAGATATAGTTTTATTTCTACTTATTGGGAAATAACAGTTACATATGTTTCTGGAATTCTTCCTTCAAACAATACTACATTTTCTTTAAATTTTTCCTCTTCAGGTATTCAAGGACTTCAAGGAACATTAAGTAATTTCCAAGGCACTCAAGGACTTCAAGGTCTACAAGGATTGCAAGGTATTCAAGGAGTTCAAGGCAATCAAGGAGTTCAAGGTAATCAAGGAGTTCAAGGTAGGCAAGGTACACAGGGAGGACAGGGAACTCAAGGTGTAATTGGGAATTTCCAAGGCACTCAAGGATTACAAGGATTACAAGGAATACAAGGAAGACAAGGAATTCAAGGAGTTCAAGGCAATCAAGGAGTTCAAGGTCCATTAAGTAATTTCCAAGGCACTCAAGGATTACAAGGTCCTCAAGGTACTCAAGGCAATCAAGGAGTTCAAGGTCCATTAAGTAATTTCCAAGGTGCTCAAGGAATTCAAGGTCCACAAGGAAGACAAGGATCTCCAGGATCTCAAGGTACTCAAGGTACTCAAGGTAATCAAGGACTTCAAGGTGTAATTGGGAATTTCCAAGGCACTCAAGGATTACAAGGATTACAAGGAATACAAGGAAGACAAGGAATTCAAGGTCCATTAAGTAATTTTCAAGGAATACAAGGAACTCAAGGACTTCAAGGTCTACAAGGGAGACAAGGAATTCAAGGTCCATTAAGTAATTTCCAAGGTACTCAAGGAGTTCAAGGCAATCAAGGACTTCAAGGTCCACAAGGAAGACAAGGAATTCAAGGCAACCAAGGTACTCAAG